CTGCTCGTTGATCCGCACCTGCACTTTGCCTGTATCGTCCACAAGCACAGTTCCCGGCGCAAATGCGGCAGCAAGCCGCTGTGCTGCTTGTATAGGGCCGAGCGTACCCTGTCCAGCGGGCGTGATGATGTTTAGACCAAGCAACCCCGTGTCGTTGTTGCCGCTGTTGAAAGATATCCCGTCCAGTTCTGTTGTATTGGGCATGAAGCTGACGGAGACATAAGGCAGGGGTTCGTCACCGCCCTCTGCTACATCTTGCCGGGGCGGGGTGAAAGGCACATCGGGGAAGTCGATGGCGTTGGCTGCGAACACCCCGCAGGAAACAACCCTGTCGAACAGAAGCGTCGCCATCACGTCGTTGCGGATATCAGCCATTGTTCTTTGCCTCTATAGCCGAGCGCAGCTTTTCGACGTTGGCGTTTACAATCTGCTGCCACTTCTGCACGGCGAGGTCTACGAAGTAGTACCCTCGCTGGTTGTACTCTCGGTCTAGGCTGTCCGTGCCCACGAACCCATAGTTGAGGCGTCGGGCATAGACCGCTGTGTACGATCCGTAAACGGTCTGCCCAACTTCCAGACCCGCGATAACGACCGACACGGCATCGGCGTTGTATGTGACGCCGCCCGTGGTGCTGGGATTGATGGCCGCCGGGGCGCCTGCGGTGAGACGGAAGGATGCGCGCAAGAACCCCGTGTCAACAGGCATGTGCCCGCCCGCACCGGGGGCCTCGATAGGTCCAAGACCCTTACTGGCCTTGATAGCTGCGCGGGTGGCCGCTACTGAGGGGCCAACCTTCTGCATCTCGTCAACGAGGTCTTGCACGCTGCTACGATAGACAGCGTTCAGCCTCGCTTGAGACTCTTTCACCCAATCGGAGACCGCAGCCTCAAAGCTTAGGGCAGGATTACCACCAGACATCAGGCGCCCTCATCCACAGCTTGCGCGATGTAGTCGACCCTTATCCGCATATTGCAGCGGCATTGGATACGCTCAGCCGCCGGGGCTTCGGGATCGCCAGGATAGTCGAGGGTTGCGCCTGAGACCGACTTAAAGCGGCCTGCGAAAGGCACCTTTTGCCCGCCGAGCAGTTGGTGGGTGTGACGCACCCGTGTGTCGTGGCTGTTGACCCATTCTTTGGTAACGTACTTCTCTTTGACGGTGCCCTTGTCGATCGCTTGCTGCATGGACTCTTTCTGTCCACGTTGCAGCGATGTCATGGCCTCCGTGCGACCGATGCTGTCAGCCCGACTTTTCAGCGCCCGGTTACGGTAGGCCGTCACCATCTTGGTGATCAGTGCCGGTGACAGGGGTGTGCCCGATTTGATGGCCTTGGCTATGGCCGCATCGAACCGCTTATCCCGCAGCTTGCGGTTGAGGGCTTCGGGCTTAAGCTGCGTCAACTCCTGCTCGAAGTTGCGCGCCCATGCGGCCTGAGAGCTTGTGAGGCCGATCACCCCGCCTTCACGCTTGCCAGTCTTAACATTGATGCGGCCCACGAGGTCCAGGGCCACCGTGCGTGGGTTCTGACCCGCAGCCATACCGGCTTCTAGGTGCTGCCGAATGGCCGTGCGTTGATCCTCCACGATCTCTGTAACGAGAGTTGAGGAATGGTTGCGCAGCCAGCTTTCGGCGCGGAGGTTGCGCGCGTCGAACATGATGTTGAGGCGCGTGCCGATAACCTTGGCCATCGGAGCCAGCCGGGCCGCCACAGCCTCGCCCCCGCTTTCGTAGGCGGTGGATACGGCAATGTCCAAGGGGCGGAAGGCTGCCGGCTCGAGGCCCACGGCCTGCATGGCCGCGTCGGTGTCACCTCGCGCCAGGGCCGCCACGATGGCCTGCACCTGCGCAGCGTCCGTGATACGAGCGATGGCGTCGAGGAAGGCTTTCTGAATCTCAGGCGCCCACGCCTCGATCAGCTTGGCGATGTCGGCGCTAACGTTGGCGCTGGCCATGTCACGCCCTGCCCCGACACGTCCAAACCGACGCCGAGGGATCGCGCTTCACGGCCGGGGCGCTGCCGCCCTGAGAATTGAGGCGGTAGGTGCCCCCGTTGATTATGATGTCGCAACCTTCGCTCGGCGCAACGGCACAGGTGGAAGCCAGGATAAGGATTTTGCGATCCATGGCCGTCACGAGGCCCGAAGCCATGGAGTAGTTGGACCAGTTAGTGACAAGCCCTTTGCAGGGGTAGTCTTGGAACGTGCTTGGTCCAGGGTTGTAAGCCGGCCCCGCGCCCTTGCTATGCACGCGCAGAACGGCATCGTAAAACACACTGTCACCGAGAGCATCGGCAAAGATGTCGGGCAGGTCGTCGAGGATGGACATTAGCCGCGACCTGCTGATCCGTTGAAAGCCGACCCGAACTGTTGCAGCAAGGGCGACAGTGCCAGGGCGATGGACGGGAAAACCTTGACACCCTGTGCCAGACCTGCGCCACCGTACTCGATGGACACGCTGTCTGCCGTGATGCTGGTGATGTTCGCACCCGCGTTGGTGTCGGGGGTGAGACAGCCCGGCTTGCTGGCCTGCCGAACGGCAGCCTCGCAGACCGCTTTCTTAAGCAGCTTGGGCAGACTTTGGCTGTCCACCGTGTTGCCGCTGTAGTAGACACCCGACCGGGGCCATTCGAGGGCCTGCTGGTTGGGCTTGGCCTGCGTACCCTGGAACATGAACCTGTAAGTGGCGTCAACGTACTGCGTGGCCACACGACAAGCAGCCTCGCCAGCCTCGTCGGTGTCGGGGAACCAAGCCAGACTGTACTTGGAAGCATAGTCCTTCACCTCAGCCACGGTGACGTAGCTTTCGGCGTTCGGATTACCGCTGCCATCCTCAACAACGAGCGTCATAGCTTGGTTCCCAACTTAGCGTTTAGCCAGACTTATTCTTCGTCGGGATCGTCGGGGACGGGAGGCCACGCTACCACCGGGTCCACGTCGATTTCCTCCAAAGCAGCAAGCGTCTCCCAAAAGTCGCTGTAGTTCTCGTCCGTCTTGATACGCACGGGAAGGACGAAGACACCTGCATTCGGCCCAGCTTCGATCTCGCGAGGACGCAGCACGTAGTCCCTGCCTTCCGTCGCGTCAACAAGCTCTTGCGACTGTTGCGCGTCCATCGCCATGAAACGTTGGGTACTCATTGCATAAATCCTTTGGCTTTGAAATAGTTATCTCGCAGAATGGCGTGAAGCTGGCCAACCTGCGACTCTGTAAGTGAAGCTCCGCTGTACACAAGCCCCATGTAGTCGTCACCAGTCGGACCACGACTATTATGCGTAGCTGCGTTAGAGGTGTTAAGACCTGTAGAAGCCAGCGAAACTTCAGCCAACAAAGCTCCGTTATAATAGGATCGTTTTACGGCAGAGCTTGGACGTACACCCGTCCAGTGCCCATTGCGTGTGTTCGTAGCGGTCACAATGTTATCTGTCGAGTCCGCAGCCCGATATCCACCTGTGGCAGAGGTGTTGGACACTGACATGGTGTTCCGAGGATTGTTGGCAACGTTACCGTAAATAAAACGAATGCCGCTGTAGCTGCTCTGTTGTGTAACGAGGCCACCGATACAATGGCTGTTTTGCGCGAACAAGTTGCCGGTTGCCTGAAAGGCTTCACCAAAGTCCATATAGGACGACGACGCATCACCGGCCCAGCCCACGTTGGCGATGAATGACGGTGAGTTGGTGGCGGTCAAAAGCTTGGAAGGCTTGCGCAGATTGACACGCCCGGCCTGTGCTGTCTCAGCGGCCATCAGGACAAGCCAGTCCAACAAGGCCCAAAGCCCGGCGCCCTTGAGAGCTGTTACCAGGGCGTTGACACGCGCCCTCTCGGCCGAGCTCGGCGCCGTCGTCAGGGCTGCGAAGTAGGCCGCCGCATCCGTGTCATCGGACCCGCCACCACCCCCGGTGACAGGGGGTAGCTGCATGAAGGGGTTAAGCAGGCCGAACATTAACTGGCCTTGCGGAAGGACACGCGCACGCTCTTGGCGCCACCCGAAGCGTTGACGACCTGATAGTCAAGGTAGTCGAAGGTGCCCGCCGCCGTGGACCACGAGATGGTCTGACTGCCCACGTCGTAGGAGCTGTCCAGGGTGATGGCGCCCGGCCCGTCCAGCTTAAGGGTGCCCGTCCACCCTTCCTTGAGATTGGACATGGGGCCAAGCGTCGAGGCGGCGCTCCGTGTCCACTTGAAGTTGATCCCTTTGCTGAGATCGGGCGACACCGTACTTGCGTCGGTGAGGGCCACGAACTTCTGTGCATCCGCCAGGGTTTTGGCGGTAATAGGCTTGGTGTTCTCCACGCTGGCAAAGAGCTCTGCCGCAGAGGCAACGTAACCTTGCGGCAGAGCATCTCCGGCCGTGGTGGGGGTGCCCACGTTCTGCAAACGCTGGCCGTTAAGGTCGAGGCCGTTGAGGCCAGCTTTGCGAGACATGGACCGTTACCCCACGAACACGGCGCGGTAAGCGTTGGCAGCCGGGGCGCTGGGAAAGGTGAACTGCACGTTGTTGGCGTTGGTGCGCACGGTGTCCGTATCCACCGTCTCACCCGTGGCCACCAAGATGAGCTGCGCCATCACGTCCAGGGTGCCGAGCGCGTGGGCCACGGTGATGCTGGTGGACGAGCCGTCACCCACGTTGGTGGCCACCCGGCGCGGGATGGTGCTGTTGACCACGATGGAGCCGGTGCCCAGGGCCGTGGTGTCGATACCCGAGCCCGCCGTGTAGGCCGATCCACCGCCGCCGAACTTGTTGAAGGTGAGGGCCGTGGTGCCGACCGTAATGGGGTCGTCCGTGGCCAGCGTCCAGGCCGTATCGGCGTTGGTGGAACCTTCGTCCACGTAGAAGGCCGCACCGGCATTGAGATTGCCTTGCTGGCCATCCGTGGGGCGCGTCATGGCGACGGCGGCACCGTTCCACACCCACACGCCGTTCTCGGAGGCCGTGGTCTGGTTCTTGAGGAGAACGCGGTTGCCGGCCGCCATAGCCACGCTGTCGATCGAGGCACCGGGCGACGAAATGGTGATGTTGGCCGTGGATGCCGCGCGAACGGCGCCGTGCCAAGAGAGGCCAGCCAGAAGGTTCTGGATCTGGCCAAGAGTGACGGCATCGGTTGCCGCCGACCCGCTGGCCATGTTGCTGATTTTCTGGCCGTTGAGGTCTAGGCCGTTAAGAGCTGCTTTGCGTGCCATGGTATCACCCTAAGTAAAGAACACCTGTGAAAGGTGCGGGAAACACCAAGCGGACCTGCCCACTGGTGTAATAGGTATCCGTTTCGACTTCCTCACCGCTTGCCGTGAGAAGCAAGGCGGAAGGCTTATACGGAAAGCTGTGAGATGCTGTGAAGTCCGAAGCGTTTACGAGGCTGTATTGACGCTGCGGAAGTCCACCGCCACCACTAGAGGGCACCAGGGACGCGATGTAGTTGTAAAAGTCTTGTTCGGTGAGGTTGGGGTTGCCTTGGCTGGCCTTCCACGTGGCGAAGGCCGAAAGGCCCTGCGGCCCACGCTCGACGACACGGACCACAACCGGCTTGGGCGTATCGACAACGGCGACTTTGACGGTAGGCCCAGAACTCATTGCCGGTATGTCCCCGCCGTCACGGTGCCGCCGTACCAGAACCTGCGGTGGCCAGAGGTGATGCCGAACATCTCGTAGGTGGCCTTGCCACCCAAGGGGATGCGCAGACTGTCGGCCACGGTGTAGGCCCAATAAAGCCGACCCGTGGTGCGATCCACAGTGAGGGCCGGGGCTACACCGTAGGTGGTAAACACCATGGGGTCTAGCTGCCCCGGCCAGTACACGTTGAGCTCGTAGTCCTCGGCCATGTCGCCAACAGACACACCGTCCGCTTGCAGGTGTTCCCAACGGACCGAAGGGTCGTTGGTATCACGCCAGATTTGGATTGCAAGGTTGGGTGCGCTGTTGGCCACGTGTCACCTTACGCCGCAGGAACGTTGGCCTTGGCCGTCTCGGCTTCGGCCTTGGTGGCAAAGCCCTCGGTGACAGGGGAGTTGCCCCGCATCACGTACCACTTGTTGCCCGGACCCTTGGACACGGCGAGGTCTTCGACGGGCGGATTCGGCGGGGTGGCCGGCACGGGCTGCGCGGCCCACGCGGGGGTTGCCGGGGTCTGCGACGCGGCGTCCGCCTGCCCCACGGTGGTGCGCTCGAAGGCGTCCTGCGAGGTGGCGGCGCCCGTGGCATCGCCCGGCGCAGGCAGAGGCCCGGCGGCAGCCAGCTTGGCCCGCTCGGCGTCCGTCAACGCCAGAGGCAGCCCCGAAGCGTTGTCCATGGGCCAGCCGGGCGTCTCGCCCACAACCACACCCTCCGGCACGACCACGGCGCGCTGCGCGGCCAAGCGGTCTTCGTAGGCCATGTTTTCGGAGAACGCGGCAGCCTGCGCCTCCGAAACCTGCGTGTGCCGATGGTAGCGGTCGCGCGCTTCCTTCATCTCGGCGTGATCGGCGCGCAGCATGGAGAGCTGCTCGGCCGGTGACAGGGAGGAGAAGGACGGCTGCCCCTTCTCGGCCTGCCGCATGTCCATGATGTCCACCATGAAGGCGGTGGCGAAGTCCCGCACGGCCGGGTCCATGCTCTGCGGCTTGGGGGCGGGGAGGCCCGTGAACCCTTCGGCCTGCACGGGCCACAGGGGGCCATGCACCATCTCGCGATAGTCGATCGCATTGATGGTCATATAGCTGGAAGGATCACGGGGATGGGCGACGCGCACGGTCGGGATCATCGGTTCGTCTTTCGGTTGCCGTCCTCACACGCGGGTGGGGCAGCGGAGGGAGAACGGTCTCCGCTGCCCCTTCTACCCGTGGTGGCTTAGGCGTCGGGGCGGCGCCAGCCAGCCCGCAGGTAGTCCCCCACCATCAGAGGGTCCACATAGCAGACCTTCGGATTGGCGGGATCGGGGTTGTCCGAGTCGGAGAGCTCGAGCCGAACCTGCTTCTCCTTGGGGAGATCGGGGTCCAGGCCCGGCGCCGGCTGCGGGTTGGCCGGGTTGTTGGCGAACTTCTGCGCGTAGTGGTCGCCCACTTCCATGGACGCGATGGCGCTGGTAACGTCGCCCTTCACTTCCTCCATACGCTGCTCCGTCACCGGCTCGGCCGGCTTGGGGGCTTCGACGTTGGACGCCTGCTCGGCCGTCTGCTTCTCGGCGTCGTTGCGCTGCTCCGTCTCCTGCCGGGCTTCCGTCGAGGCGGTGCCGGTGGTGGTGTTGGTGCGCTCGGCGTCGAGGGACTTGGTTTCGGTGGTCTGGGTTTCGTCGGCCATGATCGGCCTCCCTGTCATCGAGGGTGAATGGTTGCCGGCCCCTCAGCCCGAGCCGTGCGATGCTTTACTGAGGGGCCGGCGTTCTGCTAGGCTAAGCTAGGGCCGCCGAACGGGCAGCCAGCGTAGATCCCCTTAGCCGCGCAGAAGGGCGATGTTGGCCGGCTTGGTGACGTTGTAGCCCCAGACCACGGCCACCTCGTACTGCACCTGCCGGTATTGCAGGTACTCGGAAATCTCGAACGAGATGCCCGACACCGGGTCCGTCACGGTGGTGCGGTCGGTGGCCGAGTCGCGGGCCTGACCCGTCATGTCCGTGGGCAGCGCCGGGGCACGGGTGACGAGCCGCGAAGCCGACTTGGACATGGCGATGTTGGGCCGGTAGCTGGCACCGAGCGTCACGGTGTCGGACGCCGCGTGCGCCTGCCGGAGGCCGGGGCCGCCGATGGTGACGGTGCCCGGAGCGGTGATGCCGCCGGCCGGGCCGATGACCACGTAGACGTTGGGATCGCCGGCCAGGACGATGCAATCGCCCGGCTTGACGGTGCCCGTGCCGGTGGCGAGGGCGAGCTGCGTCTGGCCCACGGTGTAGGTGGAACCACCACCCACGGGGTTGTTGCCCAGGACGTAGCCCGCGCCCGAGCCGGCCGCGTACTGCGTGGTCTGCGTGGCGAGGTGCAGGTCGAACCCTTCCACGCGGCCCACGATCCCCTCGCGGAGAAGCTGGTCGGTGCCGGCCTCGTTGGCCTTGAAGAGCACGGACTGCTTGCCACGGATGTTGGCCATGGCGGACGAGTTGAGGATCATCTGGCGATCGACCACGGGGGCGCCGTTGTCGTCCAGAATCATGTGGGCGTTGGCGAAGTCCGAGAAGTCGCCGGCGATGCCGAACGGCGCCGTGCCGGGGGTGCCGGTGGCCCGCGAAGCCGCGACGATGGTCTTGAGGATGATGTCCTGCTCGATCAGGTTGGCCAGCGTGCGGAACGCCTGCGACCACTGGTCGCGCAGCATGGCCTGATAGGACGGGCCGCCGTTGGCCAGCGACTTCTGCTCTTCGCCGTTCCACCGGATCGGGACGCGCTTGCCCTTGTCGATGGTGATATCGAAGAACCCGAAGGTCTGGTCGCCGTCGTTGGGCGGGATGACGGCCGGCACGATGTCGGTCGCCGTCACGATGGGGGCGATGTGCGACCGCACGGTCTGGCCGATGGCCACACGCTCGAGGTTGCTGTCGCGCGACACCGCCGGGATGGCGCCGATCATCTCGCGGGACACAACGTCTAGGCCGTCGTAGATGATCGGAATGAGACTGGTGAGGGTGTTGGCCACTTTCGTGATCCTCAATAGGTTGTCGGATGGGTTGTGGGCCTCCGGCCCGTGCCTTGTGGGTCATCCGACCCGCCCTCCCCCGAAGGGGAAGGCGCCTATTGACCGATCGACGGCGGGCTGTTAAGCCGCAGTGTCCACGATCTGGTTGTTCTTCACTGCCGCCGCACGCTGGTCCGGGGGCAGAGCCTCGAAAGCCTGTCGGGTCATCTGCGGCTTGCCGCCCTGCCCCTGTCCGCCACCGCCGCCACCCGCTCCGTGGCCGGCACCCGTGCCGCTGTTGCCGGTGCCACGGGTGATGGCTGAACGGTTGTTGTAACCGCCGATGATGGACTCCAGACCTTCCTCGAAATCGGCCACCTCGCCCGGCTTCGACTTGGACCAAATCTTCTGGCCGTCCGCCGCATACGGGACAATCTTGCCGTCCTCGATCTTGAAGTTATCCCCGAACATGCGCTGCGCGATGTCCGGCGGGATGGTGAGCTTGTCCTTGACGTAGGGCGAGCGGGAGAAAGCACCGCCGACCTTCTCGCCAAAGAGTTCCTTGCGGAAGTTGTCGCGCTCGCCTTCCAGGGTCTTCAACTGATCGGCCATCTGCTTGGCCGTCTGCTGAACCTGTTCCTCGGCGGCGATGCGCGCCTGCCGCTTGATTTCCTCCACCTGCTCGGCCGTCTTGAGGTCGCCGGCCTTGAGGTTCTTCATCGTCTCGAGCGCCTTGCGGGCGTCCTCGGCGTTCTCGATACCCTCGAAGCCCTTGAGCTTGCCCTCGGCCGCTTCCTTGGCTTCGCGGTGCTGTTGCGCCTCGCGATTCAGGGCGCTGATACGGGAGGTGGTGCCGACCGCATCGAACCCGACTTCCTTGCCGTCGATCTCGTAGATCGGCAGGCCAGCGTCGTCGGTGACGATATAGGTCTTCCCGTCGATCACAACTGTTTTCGGCTTCATGTTCTCCAAGCCCGCACGTTGGGTGCACCCCGATTAGTCGCTGGCCTTAGCACCCGTATCGGCCTCGACATCTTCTGCGACCTGTGACCGGCACCGTTCCAATTGTGCCTCTTTCACCTGCCGCGTTGTCATCTCCGTGCCGTCCTCATCGTAAGCAACAACGTCACCGTCATTCCAAACGAAGCGGTCTCGGCTGCTATCCTGTGGCCCTTTGGGGGCCGAGCCGTTAGCCATTGGGTTCCTCCATACTAAGCGTTGGGTTCGGCGTCAACCTAATTTTGGCTGACCGTACTTCTCAATATACCACTGCGGCAGAACAGGCTCAAGGTCCACCACGTCATAGTTGCCAGCAGCCTTGGCGTGTCTCTCGACCGCTTTGTAAGTTGTG